CCGCCACCACCTTGGCCGTTCGAACCAGAACCGCCATTGTTACCGGAAGCGCCACCATTAGCGACATTGCCAGTAGAGCCATAACTCTGACCGCCATTACCGCCACTAGTCGTAGAACCATTGTTACCGACTGATCCGCTAGTGCCACCGCCGCCGCCACCGCCAGTATTAGCGTTTGCGCCAGCACCACCAGCACCACCAGTTCCGGTAAACGTTCCCGCAGAGCCACCACCGCCGCCGCCAGTATATATTTGACCGGAAGTGCCATTGCCGCCAGCGCCGCCAGCCCGAGTTGTCGCACCGATAGCGCCAGTAGTAGAGCCGCCCGTGCCACCAGTCGTGGTAGGGCCACCACCCGATCCGCCATTAGCCAGAGCGCCGTCAGTATTTACTGTCGGAGCGGAATTGGCAGCTTTGTTGAACCAAGTCTGACCACCATTGGTGCCAGTGCCGCCACTAGTAGTAGCGCCAGAACCCAACCCACCTATACTGATATAGGTAGAAGAAGTTCCCGGCGTCAGACCGGATAAAGAAACGCTAGACTGCGACCAGCCACCACCACCACCACCTCTACCGGAGTTAGTTGCGTTAGTGCCGCGACCGCCACCCCCACCGCCACCGATACAAGTGACCGTGATGTTGACAGCCGTATCCAGATCGCTCGGAAGCGTCCAAGTTGTACCAGAAGTAAGGAGGACTGTCTTAGTAGCCATCAGGCTACCGGAGGATTAAATTGAGTGCCATCCCAAGTCCAACCAATAGCGCAATACAGATCAGGCGTAAGTTCCACACCGTAATAGCCAGCAGGAGGAGTAGGGACTGGGCTGACATAGGAGGCAGAGAAAAACGACACCACCTCGTTTGTAGCCGCATTGCAGAGAGCGAAGTTCCGATGGGCGTTGAATACGCCATTAGCGTAGTACCAACCGATGTCGCACATCTGACCCGTCATGATCTCGACAAGCTGACAACCGTCAGGGGCTGGATCAGACAGAGATGCAACAATGATATTGATGATCAAACCATCAGATAGACGGCATACAGCGCAAGTCGTTTCCATTAAGCAGTTCCCACACAACGCCATTTGGATGTGGCAGCATTCCAAACAAAGCCTACGTCAAGCCTATTCGTTGATACTGTAGTAGTCGGCAGTGTCACTGTCGATGCCTCAAACGATGCGCCCCATGTAATCGCCCTCGCAGCCGTGCCGACAATATAAATCCACAACTTCTGGCCGTCTGTTGGCGTTCCAGACAGATTTGTAGTGAACGAAGTTATGTCTACCGTCTGAGCCGTAAGGCCGTAGACATCGACATTGTCTGTGTTGATTGTCGGTGTAGCGGAAGACGTAGTGGTCGAGACGCGAGGCGTGATACGCTTGCTGGTCAGCGTCTGCGTGTCAGTCGTGCCGACAATCGTGCCGCTGGGAGCAGTGAGAGATGTACCCCACGCCGATCCCGTGGAAACAGCAATGCCAGCACCAGGATAGGTGGTCGGTCCTGTTGGTCCAGTAGAACCTGTAGGCCCTGTTGGCCCAGTATTGCCAGTAGCACCTGTGCTTCCGGTGGGTCCAGTAGGTCCAGTGTTTCCAGTAGCACCAGTAGGGCCTGTTGGTCCAACAGCGGTAGTGTTCTTCCAAAGACCGGAGGTGCTATCATATGTCAGAGCCTGACCATTAGAAGGACTTGTGATCAAGACATCGTGTATTTCATCTAGTTCATAGCCATTTTGCACTTTAACAAAAATGCGACCTGAATTGGAATTAACTGAAATAACATTTGCCACATAAACCAGATGTGTAGGTGCTACTGGTTTGGTGGTCTGAAATGCACCAGCCGTTGTGCCGGACAGATAAAGAGTTTGACCGACACTATAGGTCGATGTGTCTAAACCTTGAATGATACCAAATTCAACAACAATGCCTTCAGCACCATTGGCAATATTTTCAGCAGCAACGCCAAAGGTGCGAGCGGATGTGGCATCTGCATCAGCGCGGGCTAAGGTGATGGACGGTCGCTGTCCCTGCCCGCCAGAAATATAAACAACTTGGCCCTTGTTGATCTGACTGCCAGTGCCGTTGTAGCACATCTGATAGATCATCTCGCCCAGCGGCATATTAACATGGCCGCCTTTGAGTCCCAGGACCAGCGTACCTTCGCCGTCATCCCAGCCCAATTTAGCGACCGCAGTGCTGGACGCATTGGTCGTATCAAACTGAATGTAATCCGGTGTCGAGATTGAATCAACGCCGGTCAGATTGCCAGAAGCCCCAGAACCCGCTGGACCAGTAGGACCAGTTGGACCAATTCCCGTTGGACCCGTAGGTCCAGTAGCACCCATCGAACCTGTGGGGCCAGTAGGTCCAGAATTACCAGTTGGACCTATGCCACCAGTGGAACCAGCAGCACCAGTAGGTCCAGTAGGGCCGGTATTTCCAGTATTACCAGTACTACCTGTAGGTCCGGTTGCTCCTGTAGGTCCAGTAGGACCAATTACGGTAGAATCTGCTCCAGTAGGTCCAGTAGGGCCTGTGGGGCCAGTATTGCCAACGGAACCTGTTGGTCCAGTGGAACCGTTTGCACCAGTAGGACCAGTAGCGCCGGTATTTCCAGTTGGTCCTGTAGGTCCAGGTATAGTTGATGCGTCACCAGTAGGACCAGTGGGACCAGTGGGACCAGTATTGCCTATAGGTCCAGTTGGACCAGGAATGGTGGATGCTGCGCCAGTTGATCCAGTAGGGCCGGTAGCGCCAATTGCACCAGTTGGCCCCAGAGAACCAGTAGGACCAGTTGGTCCCTGTGGACCTACCGGACCTGTATCCGATACCTCAACGACACTAGGTGTATTAGCAGTCGTAACCTCAACAACATTGGTCGTTGGGTTTTCTGTAACGACAGTGTTGGTTGTCCCGACCTCAACGATTTGTGTTGTCATTCGGTATATCCAACATCCAGAATAGCCTGACCACGAACCCAATAATAAGATACACCAGCCGCATCTGTGACGCGAATGTCATAATACGCACTTTGCAACAGAGAGCTTGTCTGCGTATCAGTTAACGTGATCTTGAACTTACCAATTGAAGCATCAATCATGGTTACAGTAAAATCTACCAGCTTGGCCTTTTTTCCATCCGTCCAAATTTCAGCCTCAACCGTAGAACCAGCCAGATTGATTCCAGTTCCATTGGAATCCTTCAACTGAAATGTCTGATCAAAATCTCCATTCTGCTGAATGGTGATATCATAATTGCCTGGCTGGATCATGGCTCACCTCTGGCTCTTTATACCACCAAATCTAGAGAATCTCTAGATCGGCCAAGGGGCAGAATCAATTTGTTCTTTTGTGGTAATCGTGCCGACCGCAATACCATCAAGGACATTGGCAAACTCCGCAAATATTGCCGCTCTTCGCGTTCCAACCATTACCGCTATGCTTGGAACCTCAGATGCTGGAAGCGGCTGTATCCTAAAGTCATTCGTCACCCAATTCTTGGTGGCAGTCGGGCTGGCCGCAGCCCATTGCTGTAGGGCCATCCAGTCGGAAACAGTTCCTTGATCGCAATCGGAATCAATGGTGGTAGCATTGGATATGTAAGAAATCATTGATCCAATAAACTGATTGGATTTTTGCCGTGCGTAACTGTTTAATTCTGCAACGGTTGGTGGTGGCGGAATTAGTTCAAAATAAGTCCCGTCTGGAAGTCTGGTCCACAGACCGTTTGCAACAATTGCCTCATCCTGACATTCTTCAGATGCCTCACCAGCATTAGCTTGCAAGGCCAAATCGCTGGATTGGCAGTAACCAACCCTAATGACTTCTCCGGTAATCAAATTATATGTTGCATACCGCATCAGCGTTTCGTCTCCAAAACTTCCAAATATCTATCGGACACTCGGTAATAATAACCTGAAGATGATTCAGTCATATACAGTTGTAAGGTGTATGTGTGAGAACCAGCGCTGGGAACATCAGTTAGAGAAATCGTCCCCAAGAAAGTAAAATAGACACTTGTACCTATAATAGGGCTAGACAACATAAATGGACCAGCCCAATCAACGCCATCTTTTTGAATTTTAATCTGACAGATGGCGCTAGAATTACCATCATTGTAAAATAAATTCATACCGCCTTTTATAACAACGGGCGCGCCCGTAGTTGTGAGGGTTATTGTCTGAACTGTGTTCCATGTCGCTGCCGCTAGATATGGTCCAAAAGAAGCATCATATGCTGCTGCCGTATATGCAGAAGTGAGATTTGTAACAGCATTAGCATCAATCTTGACCGTGCCTACGCTATTCAACGCCGCTAAATCGCCTAGGGTCGGGGTGTATTGCTCAGGCGTATAAGTGCCGGTCCATGTGACCGTATCCGTCAAGCTGGTGTCAGTGTCGGTATATACCTGTGTGATGCGCCACAACTTGTCGCCAGCAGACGGTGTTCCAATGGTGCGGCTCCAGCCGTTCAGTGTGGCTGGATTAGTAAATGTAGCGGTTTCCCAGGTGTATGTTACCGTCCCACTAGGCCAAGTTGTTGGCGTAGTAGAGGACCACTTGTACATATATAGATTTGCGGTGCGGGTTCCGTTTGCCCCGTTGGTTCCGTTTGTTCCGTTGGTGCCGTTAGCACCGCTTGCAACACGAACAACGCTAATCTTATCTGTCAGTGTAATTGAACCATCAACAGCAGTGCCGGTTACAATGACCCCAGATGTGCTATTTCTCGCAGAGGCAAATTGCGCCTCCGTCATCGTCACCGTATCACCAGTGGCAGAGGACAAATAGTTTGTTACTGGAGTCCTCGCGACACCATTTGAATCTGTAAGTGACCACGTTACGGTTGCGGTTGTGTTCTGCTTGGTTGTGGTAAATGTTGTGGTCTGTGTGGTGGGCGTGGGATTGCCAGAACTATCGTAAACTATCGTATATCTGTTAGTGCTGACCATCAGCGTTTTGGCAGACTTTGATTTTACAATTGAATATACCTTCTCAATTGTAACCGTGCCAAATGTTGCTTCTATGGTCGCCGTGCCTTCGTCGGCTGTGAGGTCGGTAATTGTATATACACCAGACGCATTGATGGAGATATTTGGCGTCCCGGTGATTGTAAGACCGCCAGTTGTGGCTGTAATGTTAAATGTACAAAGCGTGGTTACGTCCACAGCGTTGTCCAGCACATAAAATGTACCGCCAGCATTGCTGTAATCGCCGCCGTTTCCGTTTGCATCTGTGGCGACTTGGTGGGCTTCATTTGTAAGATAGCCAACTGTTGCGTTAGCACCGGCCTCGTCAATACCCAAGATCAGTGGGTTGTTCAGCGGATCATAAATTGTAGGAGCAGTCGGAGTTACAGGCGCACTCTCATTGGCATCCCAGGCGTAGATGGCGGCATTTTCCTCGACAAGTGCCAAAGGAACCTTGCCGGTAAAATCAATCTGCTGGCTAATCACCCGAAAGAGTTTGTTTGTCCAGCCCAGAGGGGCAAACGTCAAACGAACTACATCTCCAACTTGACACCCAAGGGCTTTGGCGCTGAAGATGGCGCTAAACATGCCACGATATTGATTGCGTTGTAGCACCTGTTTGGCGATGCGTTGAGCGCGCTTGCCATCTTCTACATATGGTAGATCAATCGTAACGACACGCTCAAGGCCATCAATGGAATCAATGCGAATTTCTGGATAATCCAGCATTTGATAAAGGCTGTTATTCGATGGATCGACATAACGTCCACGAGCAACATTGTAGGTATCGGTAATGCCTCTGGTCTGATTCCATTCAAAATCTTCCAGCACATCATCATCATCAAATGACAAAACATAATTTGCCAAGTCATTCTTCATAACAGTCAGAGTTAATTTGCCATCATTGTCTCTCAACGTACCATTCATGCAGGATAGAAACGTATTGATAATATCCATTCTGTTATCTGCATCAGAAGCTGTTGCGGAAGTGCGATAACGCTTCTGAGTTCCACCACCGGATAGGGTAATATCTTCATCGCAAATATTGGCTGCGGTTATAAAGGATTCCAAATCAAGACGGGTGGATGGAACACCGCAACCGACAGACAATTTGCTGTTGATTTTCCAACCCAGCAGCCACCAAAGCAATTGCAATGCAGGATTATCTACATCGTCCGCATTGGTGTAGGTTCCCCAAGTGGTTTGATCATTGGCGCGATGCGATCCAGAGCCGCCAGTTACTGTACTATCCTTGCGAGGATCGTACATATAAGCGCCTTCGCCCGTGATCGTGACACGGCTAGGTAATCCATTAACAACCGGACTTTCGGCCTTCTTGTCATTGCCGGTACGTTTGATCCTCAAATGGACATAAGCACAGCCCGTCAAACGCCTGGTGCTACCCCATTTAGCACCGCCGTTGATTGAGATATAATTGCTACTGTTACCCTCAAGAACAGTGGAAACCGTCAGATAGCCACTATACCTGTAATCAACGCCACCGGCTGATGTCCAAGCTATCTTCTCTTCAAACCAAATCTCACTAATGGATTTAACCTTATGTGCAGCCACACAAATAATATAATCAATATATTCTTGATTGGTTCCACTGGATTCATGATAACGCAAATCCAATGGCATGGCCGTAGTGCCTAGAACAGCCTTGCGTGGGGTTGATGGATCAAGGCTGACATTAAGTCGGGAAAGTTGAGTTTTCGGTGTTTTGGGGCCGAATAATGCTTCAGCCACAACTGACAAACTCATGCTAATACCAATAGCAGCTATACTAGCAGTAGTAGCAGCCGTCATTGGCCCAATAACAGCCAAACCCAATGGTGTGAACGCCAAAGCTAAGGCAAAAACACCAATAATGCCTTTGAGAATCTTACCCACGGCCTACACTCCAAGCCTTATCCCACATAGACCGTGGTACACGTTCCAATCCATCATCACTAACAAACCATGCCCAACTATCCATGATTATGCCAATGGAATTATCAAAATATGCCAAATCTCCACGTTGTGCTAAACCTACCGGAATTACCGCAAACTTGGCATCAATAGTCGATTCAAGATCGCCGTTGCCAATTTCCTTGAGCGCCCTGACCGATCCCGCAAGGCTGCGATATTTTCCTCGAAATTCTGCCATTGGGTCTTCATTTGTCATTACTTCAACGGCACCAGCCGCAAACATGCAGCAATCATTTACCCCATATACGAAAGGCTCATCGCGCTTCGAAGCAATGTAATCGGAAAGTGCCTGTTCCCAGGTTGAAATTCTATTAAAAGAAATAGCCACTTGGAACTCCATATGGATAACTAGTATTGATTGCTGAAACTAGTCCAGCACCTTCCATACCATTGGCGGCAGCAATAGCGGCTTCTGCTGATAAATCACCAGAATCAAATATTTTCTGCATCAGATATGTCTTATTTGATGCTCCGGTCAAACTAACAAGATAATTTTCAATCGTGAGTGTGACCTTTTGAGATTCAGCACTACCATTAATTGTTATATCATTCATGTAGCCAGTGTAATACGGAATAATAGAGCCAACTTGTGTTTCATTTTCATCAACACAATAAAACCACAGACGGGCAATTCTACCTTGCCAATTTGATTTATTACCAATCAAATTAAGAAAAGCATTATCATTTACAACAAGACCACTCATTGAAATGGCTACTGTGTCAGAGCCATTTTCATTATGCTTTACGCCACTAACATCGATAAGGCTATGATCAAAACTTTCATAAGTTCCATCCAGTTCTGAATCTCCAGAACCAGAAACGACCTTATCATACAGACCAGAGGTAGCCCGTAAAACATCACCGACAAAATCGGCATAGATCATTACACGCCAATGAACTACTGATGCTTGAAGTGCGGCTTGTGTGGTTGCATCAACCATTAAAAACACTCTCTCAAATTAAGACTGAGTGAATAAACATAACCAGGTTGCACAGTGTATTCTGGTTCATTGACGATATACATCAAACAGTAGGGATTTTTGTATTCGATTGCCGTGTTATCTGGAACAGCAACACGCACAGGTGGCTCAACTGATAAAGTTGCCTGACCCGATCCATTACTGGTCACATTTGCGGTCAATTGCAATAATTGATCTTGAATCGTGACAAACTGACCAGCCACCAAAACAGTCGTGGAGTTGGGCAACCCATCTACGGCAATGCTACGACCAGTTTGATTAACACCATTACTCAACATGGTATTAGATAATGAGGATTGAGCAGTTGGATCAGTGGCGATCTGCACATCATTCGTGGGGCCACGCATTTTGGCAATAAATGCCCGCCAAGCATTGAAATTAGACGTTCCCACTATCGGCGGATAGGTAATCTGACATTCCCACCATCCACGATCTGAGGTCATGACCTGACGCGCACCTGTCCACTGACTGATGTTATTCTGCGCTGGCATGACCAGCTTCCACATCATGGATTGTGGTTTAGGGGTACTGGGTATTGTAATCGTTGTCATTGTATAACCCCACCAAGGCGCGGCCTACGCATATTCTGTATCGTGCGGTTTTCTGCCGCAGCGATAATAGCCGGTGCCGCTTCAATAATCCCTTGCTGCACCTGAGCGCGCACAGCAGCCGGATCGGCGCTACCACGGGCATCGACATTGATGACCATTCCACCAGCACCACCTACATTAGAAGTCTTGTGATTGGGAATGATGGCACCGCTGCTACCAGGGACAAACATCTCTGGGCCACGCTCACCAACCAGATAAGCTTTATTACTATAAACCGCTCCACCAGCAGCCTTGCCACCGCCAAAAGTAGCATCAAAGGCTTTAGCAAGCGGGTCAGAAGCTTTTAATCCGCCACCGCCAAAAGCTTTACCAATCACACTAGTCACAAATCCAACAATTTGCTGTACCACATAAAGCTGCCACAACTGATCAATGACGGCATTGATGATCCCCTTCATGCCATCACGCCAAGACATGCCGGATGTAAGCATGCCCTTGAATGCATCATTGACCGACATGCCGATTGCCTGAATAGCATCCTGCTGCCGCTTATAAGCTTCCTCTGCCGCCTCAGACAGACCTGGAATAGCCACAAGATATTCCTGTTGATCAAGCGTTGCAGCAACCAGTTCCTTGCGAACTTCAGCAATTTGTGTCGCTAATTGACCAAACAATTGCGCGCCAACCGGCACACCATTGACAGTAGCCACCATCAAATCGTTAATCAATTTATCAAAATCAGCCAATTCATTTTTGGCGCGACCAATCGCTTCTGTATCTGCGGTGCGTATATTTAGAATAGAACGCAATTTTTCAGCAAGACGATCATAAGCGTTCTGCTCTTTATCAATTTTAGATTCCGTTTCTTTAGCGTTATCTCTAGTGGCGTTGGCACCACGTTCATTTTCTTTGGTTACACGTTGAGTAGCATTAACTACATTAATAGTAGAAGCGTTTAATTTTCCAGTAAGAGTCTCAAGTATAGCAACTTGCTCTTTAACAGAAGTAATTGATTTTGCAGTTTCTCTATCAACCTGAAATCTTTCAAGGATTTGTCCAGTTCCCATTTCAGCACCAGCGCGAGAACCACCCTGTGACGCTGCTTTTTGAATTTCAGCATTCATGGCCTTTTGTTTAGCCATCAAACCTTCAAGAACCGCCAATCTGGCTTGCAATTCAACCTTAGCAGTGTTGACTGCCATCAAAGCGGTCAATTGCATTTCACGCCGAATATTCAGATATTCCTTAGCCGTCTTTGCCAAAGCCAAGCGCAAATCCTCTTCCGAGGATCGCCTGGCCGCAATCGCCCGATCCATATCCTTGGCTGCTTCTTCAGCCTTTTTTGTAGCCGCAGATGTATCGAATAGTTTATCGATCAGCGGGCCGAGCGCAGATGCGGCAATCGCAATAGCTGCACCCCATGGGCCAGCGAGGAAGCTACCAACCCTGCCCAATGTTCCGCCAGTTTGCGAAAGCGCCCAACCAACGTCACCAATCTGCTGGGCAAAAGCCGTACCAATTGAAGTACCGCTGGCAAGCTGTGTACCGAACTGATTGATCTGCATACCCAATTGGGCAAAGGATGTTCTACTGCCTCTGATCTGTTCGCCCGTATTGGCCGCTTGCTGTCCCATAGCAGCCAACTGGCGAGTAACTTGAGCGCCTTGGGCATTCAGTTTGGCAAAGTCATCAAACGCAGCCTTGATGGCTGGCTGTCCAGAATAAAGTGCGGCAATCTCATATGAGAGTTTTTCACTTGCCACGCTTTTGCCTTTCTGTGTCTATCTTAAAGTATGCCACCCATTCGTTATACTCATCAATGGTAATTTCTTCAACTTCATAGATGAAGCGGCCAAGCCGATCCGCCAAGGTAATGAGATTAAACCTAAACGGATCGGCTCTCAGTTTTTTTCATGATCTTCAGCGCTGGTCGAGGCAATCATTTCACCAGCCACACGCGCAATCAGACTAAATTCTTCGCGCATCAGTGTAGGCTTGTCTTCCAGGGTAAATAACTTTTCGCCATCCTGACCCTCTGCCTTGAGTATGATCAAATCGACCATACCGGCAATGGTGGCAGACTGAAAGAAATTAGGATGCTTGCGCTGTATGCGATCCATTTCCAAGGCGAGCATAGGGCCAGAATAGATCATCAGGGGGGAGTCGGAGTCCTCCCCCCATTCGATCACTTCAATGCATTTGCGCGCTTTCTGCTGACGATCCGCAATGCGTTTTGCTAAACTCATAAATTACTCCTAATTAAGATGCGGTCGATTCAGTCAGCGCCCCAGTGCCTTGAACATTGATGCTGGATTCTACCATGCCGTCAAAGCTGGCGGAAACCGTCTTACCCGTCACGATACCTGTGCCAGTGTAATACTTGTCACCAGTGGTAGAGCCTTCAGGATAGAGGTTCAGCGTCACTTCAGAACCAACCGTCAACGCACCCTGGCCGGTCGTATCTGTTTCATCCCAGAAACAATCGACGGAAGCCGTCCATCCCTTCAGGGTGGACTTATGAGTACGCCAAGAGTCACCCATCGTGGTGTCTTCAGTCGTATCGCCGGTCTGCTCAACCGAATAGGAACGAATTTCGGCGATGGCATTAGCGCCAACCTTCACCGTTCCTTCTGAACCAGTATGATTTGCCATTACTCCGATTCCACTTCTTCTTCAGGTTCCACAACAGGCTTGTCAGCCACTACCTTCCAACCAATGCTTTCGTAATATTCGACAGCATCAGGAAAGACCTTGATAACATCATTCTGCTCGTTTTGAACGGCAATCGCCTTCATCGTGCAGTCTCCACATCATTGATGCTTGTGATGTATTCTACATCAAACACCAATCTAGCCGTACAAACGGCTTTCTCACCTTCTACATTAACATCAATTGAGGAACTTGTCAGCACACAAGATTTAGCAAGATTGTTCAGGGTAAAATCATTCGCCAAGGCCTCTTCGACGCTGACGCAATATCCATCCATTGTATCATAGATGGTGGTCGATGATCCCTTGGCAAAAATCTCTACACCAACACTCAAAACCCTACGTAGTGTGCGAACCCCAATCGTGATAAGGTTCGATGATTCATCCATGGTATAGACAGCCAATGCTGGCAGTTTGGCATCATCCAGGGCATAGCGCCGCATTTTGTATACATTGGTGCCTATGCCCGTCAGGCCGGTAAGATCAGTTGCGATCCTATCCCTGATCTGTTGACGCACATGGCTCATCACACCTTCTCCAAGTACAAGGTAGATACGCCTTCGCCATCATTCACTTCCACGCGAATGTAATATTCCACGCCATTAATCTTTAATTTATCGCCATCCGCAGCCTCTGGAATATCCTCAGTGCGACACATGAATTTTGGCATGGGGATCGTAATTTCAAGATTATCGCTCATACCGCGAGCAACTTGTGGATTATCAAATATACCCTTGAGTATCTTGACCGACTTACCAGACTTGATGAACTTTGCCTCTATGGCAAAATCCTCCAAGCCGAAAAAGTCTCCAAGATCATCATAGGATTCAAAGGCCATTCTTTGGCTTCCTGCCACGCTTCACCACGGGATCGCGGTGGATAATATCTTCTACCACATTTGTGGTAATCACTTCTTCATTGTGCGGTGCAACACGCCCATAACCCATGAGAATGCTTGCTTCCCGCTGATCTAGATCGATAATGTCGCCAGCTTGTACGCGCTGCCCATTAGCAACAGTATTCTTTAATATCCTATATTTCATAATTAACCCTTCACGGGTTGGGGCCGGACCTAAGCCCGACCCCTTCCACGTTAGCATTACGGTGCCGGAGTACCGAGAGCAAAGCTGACCGCATGGCGAACAGCAACATCAACCGACTGAAGCGCAACAACGCGAACCGTGCCGGTGGTCGAAGACGTATACGGATCAACCGTAAGGTCAAGACCCGACCACATGCCGATCAGGCAGTCGCTGAAGTTACCGAACAGGAGGTAACCAGCAGTGGCCTGGTTCGACACGATAGTGCGATAGCCGTTCATCGTGCCATCAGGATCGACCGCGAAGATCGCCTGATTGGTCGCCTTGGCCGTGGTCTTCAGGGTACCATAGAGACTGGCAGGAGCGATGTACGACAGATTGCCCAGAAGGGCATTGTCTTCTGCTACCAGCGTCTCCAGACCAACGATCTCAGCCCAAGTCGGAGTCGCACCAGCGAAAACATCGCTGTTGATACCAGATGTGCTGTAGATGCCGGTCGGCTGACCCGACGAACCAGAACCCTTCAGAGCGCCAGCGTCAATCGCCAGAGCCAGAGCCTGAGTAAGATCGTCGCGAACGAGCGCCTCGACACTAGGCGTAGACTGAAGAATCAGCTTGCGCGTCATGTCGGTGAAGGCACCCACGGTCTTGGGCGTGAGCGACACGGTGCCAAACGTCGGTTCCGATTCGGAAGCTGCGCCACCTTCAGTGCTGATCCAGCCAGCAGACGAAGCAGCGGTCTTCTTAGGAATATCGACATTGCCAACCAGACCAGGCATCATCCGCGCACCAGCCTGCATCACCGATGAGGCATTGCGGAGGACATCGATGAAGTCACCAGCCATCAGGTTGGTAGCCACGATCTCGTTGTCATCCGAGGTGTTGAGATCACGCTTCCATGTGCCGAGAACATCAGCAGGAACCATGATACCCTGAGCGGTCGTGCCATAAGCGCGAGCAGCAGCAGCCGAGGCTTCAAGTTCGAAGCGGGCAGCATCCTGAGCGCCACGGTCAGTCGGATTGGCGAGAGCGCGGATCGCACGAACGATGGAGTAACCCTGACGTTCCTGCTTGTTCAGGCCAATTTCCTTGTTCTCAAGCGGCTTGTTGCCGATGACTTCAAGGAGTTCGCCACGGAACTGATCAATCGACTTGCCTTCCGACAGAGCCTTCTGAGCAAGATCAGAAGCATTGTGTCGCGCACCAAGCGCAACAATTTCAGAGGCGTTACGGGCAGCTTCCTTAGCAGCGTCAGCCCGAACCGCATCCAGATCGACTTCAGACATTTTGTCTTCCTTTCGAATAGATGGTTCAACAATAATGGGTTGAGGTTCAGGAGCAGCCGTGGAACGTCCTACGCCAACTGACGGGTCAGCCGGGATCGAAACAACGGATACCTCCATGGGCGACCAAGACCGGACAAGATATTCATCTTTGTTGGTATTGGATCGCTCCATTTTGTTGATGCGATAACCGACCGAAATATTCGAGCGAATCCCATCAACAACATCTTGGAATACTTCCTGGGCCAACGCAGACCGACCGAACCGGACCTTGGATCGGAGTTTGCGATCACCAGAAAGTTCCACAGATTCAATAACGCCAATCTGCTTTTCAGGATCATGATCCAAAAGCAATGGCGCACGGCCAGAACGAAGAAACTCCATATTAATAGAGTTATTATCGTGGACCAGAATTTCTTTACCGAATGAGCGTTCTACAGGCAGTTCAGATGATACCGCGATATATGCAGTTCGCTTTTGTTCATCGATGATCTTGGCTTCCATCGCGGCGGCACGATGAATAATCTCATTGCTTACATTGCGATCCAGTGCATCAGCAATCTCTTGTGCCACAGTAACATCTTCTGGCGTAACGCTAGGTGCATCTTCCTGCATAGGCGCATCAGAAGTGTCGATCTCAATCTCGACCTTCACTGTTGCTCTCTGTTCAATATCTTCCACAGATCGTTCCCCAGTGGCTTCCTCGAACAGTATAGCCTTAAAATCATGTTTACTCAACCAATCCCTAGCTTCAGCCGGAGAATAGCGATTTTTATCAAAACGAATAGCCTGTAACTCAGTGCCACCGGCAGCAAGAATACCATAAATAAAGTCAATACCAGGCCCGCCAGCATCATTATTGCGCCTGAAAGAATCATACTTATCAGGATCATGCAATCTTGCAGCGTGTTCGTTAGGATATGGCACACTTAATTCCCCTGAGTAATAGTTGAAGTTGCATTACCCTTATTAGCTTCATTGCCACCAAAAGGCTGAAATGCCAGGTTTAGGCCAAACTGTGTCGCCAGTTCCTGATCGCGCTGCCACTGGCTGAACGTCTCCTCCAGATCGCGACCATATTGGTTCGACACATCCTGCATGGACATGATGCCATTGTGCATAGCCTGTACCGCAGCACCAATTTCCTTCTGTGGATCGACCCACTGCCAGCCGCGAGGCCGAAAAACGCTCGACATAAAGAATTTATCGAATTTGGTATAAGGAATAGGAATATAGTTAAATTCCATCACATGGCCCAGCCAGATGGCATATGCTGGAAGAACGAAATGCTCCATGAAGAACTTTTGCTCATCACGGTAGGCATCACGTTCTTCCAGCGCCCCCTGTCGGATCGATGAATAGGAAGTACCCTCCAGATCGTTTGATAGCGAGGCATAAGAAACACCAAGCCCAGATGCGATTCCGCGCAGAATACCCTTCTGAAATTCAGCAAACGCAGTAGCCGGATGTGTCGGATCAAAAGGCTTGAAGTCCACACCAGATGGAAGCTGGTGAAAGGTTCCCGGCTCTGCATCGATTATGGGGACGGTATTGTCGTAATCATCTGCCGGGACATCTTCGCCACCCTCTGAGGTGAAAAAGCCCATCTTGGATGCCGCCATCCGGCTGGCAACCAATTCAGCCTCGCGATGGGCATTTAACATCTTAACCTGGCTCATGGCGGGAGCAAGTGCTGGCTCACCTCGCGTCTGACCGGCACGAAGCATCTTGTAAACATGAATAATTTCTTTGGCGGGAACGCGAACAGATGCTCTCAGGCTGAGAGAATTAAAATCATAATCCCCAGGATGCCGCTGCCTAACCCAATACGCGATAGGTCGTTGAAAGCTATCGACCTCGATTCCCATCCTAATTTCATTACCATTCTTCAATCTTTCGTTTTTTTGTTCATCAATCATGTCTGCCTCAAGCGGATGAAAAGCAATACCATGCTTGTATGTGTTATTCTTGACTATATGAATAAATGCTTCACCATCTCTCTTGGTAGCTTCTACAACATATTTCTGTAGATCAACCCAAGACATACGGCCATCAGCCGTACAATTACCTATCAGACCAAACTGATAAAACGCACTCTCAATAATATCATTGCCAATAGTATCCAAACTATTATCTGCGTTGCGAGCCTTTACCTGAAGAGTCATGCCGTTGTCGCCAACAACATTGGTCTTCATCAATTCCAGATAACGCTTCACATAAACATCATCGCGAGCCATCTGACGCGCACGATTACGCATCAATACCAGGTCTGGCTTGATCTCGCTATCCGCCGACCGATTGGATGACATAAAGTCAGCAAACAGGCGACCAGTATTGGCAGCGTGATAATTCCGCTTCATCATTCTACCGGCTGGCTTCTGCGGAAGGCCAAGAAGATCACGCCAAATGCTCATAGAAACCTAACCTTCACCGTAGCTGTGCTTGGCTTACCAGCAGCCGCATCTGCCTTGCGCTTTTCCAGATTCACTTCGCGCCTGTAATAATCTCTCCACGACAAGAGATCGGTAATGTTCATCTTGGCAATGGATCGGCCATTGATCGAATAAGAGGTGACATCCTTATCGGCGCGACCCTCTAGAAGGCTCTGGATTTTATCCAGCATCACTTCAGCATGAGAGCGTGGATCGGCACCAGACTGGTCTAGATCGGGAATGACTCTCCACTGACCTTTGGCAATCAGAATGCGAGCATTATCGCTTTTGCGCTCAATCTCAGCTTGCCAGTAATAATCCCCTGGGACTGCCACAGCGGTAACAGCACTGCTCAAAGTCACCAAAAATACGCCATTCGAATTAGTGGCGGTAACAGACATTTCTGGATTCAAGCCACCACGCAAGCGAGCCTTGTAGATCAGATCGTAAGATGCAGGGGGATAATCTTCCGCAAGATCGGATCGTTTCCACTGCACCAATGAGCCAACGGTAAACTCTGTGGGTTCAGAGGTGAGGGCATTGTCTGTATTAAATAGATTAGCCATTACGCCTCATCGCCAATTGTTCGCAAAACCACCACGCATTGGACGTTTGGGAGACACCAATGGATGTGGTTTGGTCGGTTTACGTTCCTCAATCGAACTGCTTCTCTTTTCCATATTAGCATAAAACTTACGGGCAAGGCTATCCATATTGACATTTAAGATAGAAAAAGCCGCAATGGCGTAAATTCTAACGTCTAGCGCCTCGTTTCTTGTCCGTGTTTTAATCCAGGTTCGCTTGGCATATCCTTTGTGATACTTCAAAACTATCTTTTCAGCCGTTAGCTGCTTGAAATATTCATCATCACGCTCTTCCCTGAAATGGCAATATGAAGGACCAGGCTCATCTATCTTCAATCTGGCATAATGTAACTCTTTTGCGGTATCCACACCTACAGGATAGAGCGGAATTTTCCCGACATTGTTTTTCGACGGGCGACCAACAATCGGCTTACCTTCACCACCGACACCTTTGATCGCAAATACCCTATGACCAGCGCGAGTCTTGGCATAATTGTAAACCGCCCGTGTGTGATGACCACCAGAGTCAACGCAAGTAGACCTGACCAGCAAGTCTTCACCACATGGATGCTCATATTTCTGCAAAATGATTTCATCTAATTGGCTCCAAAGTCGAGGTGAGGATGGATCACCATAGATCACCCTGTAATCGATCTGCCAGGATTCTTCCCCAGCGCCCCAGCCCACTATTTCCACTTCCAGACGGTCATCCTGTACGTCAACGCCAGCCGTGAGCAGGATCACATCCTCTGGTACTGGATCATAAATCTCTTTACGCTGGGAAATGGCATAATCGTCTACACCTTCGCCCTGATCTTCCCATGTCTCGCCCAAAAACGTGTTTACGAATGTCTTGAGCCGCATGGGTTCCCGGCGAGCCGCCAGAAACTCCTCGACCGCATCCGATAGGACCGACCATGGTGAGTACAATGCATTAAGGTGGAAGCCGGCCACGCCATGAAAAGGTTGAGTGGCTATCCATCTACCTTTGGCAACCGCTCTTCGCCTTTCCCCATCGCCCCAAACTGATCCACACGATGGGCAAATATAGACCGCCGTGCTGGGATTGTTTTCGGTCCACTGTACGTTTGACCAGAGCAATTCCTGTTCATGTCCGCAATCCTGGCATGGCACATAGTATTTTCTTTGATCAGATTCTTCATATGCCGCCTCTATCCGGCTGGCATTCCGATTGGTCGGTGTAGAGACAAGAATTATCTTCCTGTTCCAGAACGTAGCCGCTCTGCGCTTTGCCAGAGAAATCGGATCGCCTTCTTCACCAGCAGAAGGAGGATATCGATCCACCTCATCACATAAGACAACCCTAATTGGACGGCTCGCAAGGGAAGATGGGCTATTAGCGCCAACAAGAGAGAGAGCGCCGCCAGGAAATACCTTGTGCAAAGTCGTATTATTCGCATCTTTTGCCTTACTATCTTTAACCTTGTCTCTGAGACAGGGAGTGGAACGAAGTAGACCGGCACTGACACGATCCTTTGAAAACGCCTGTGCCATGTCTACGGTTGGTTGCATCATCAGGATTGGCGCAGGATCGTGCGCCATGTGATAGCCAATGGTGTTTAGCAGCATTTCGCTTTTGCCAAGCTGCGCTCCACACATGACCACCACCTCCTTGACGGATGGATCGGAGCAAGCATCCATAATGCCGCGCTGATATTCGGCCCGCGAGGTAATCCATCGACCTGGCTCCGCACTACTTTGCGAGTCGAGCCGTCTTTCGAGGTCGGCCCACGCCGCGACGCTTAGTCTCGGTGGCGGTGTCAGGCGCTTCATCGCCAGCGACAGATTCACTAGTAGTTGATCCCGTGTGGATTGGATCAACTGAAGGCTGGTAGTTTGCGAGTTCACTCAATGCTTCCCTGATCTGCTCTTCCAGAATGTCCTTTATCATGGCGATGTCGTTTTCATTCGCCAAAAGAGGGGCGGTCTTTGATGGCAATGACAGGAACTTGGCCTTGCAAGCGTGAAGCACAGTCTCCCAGGCGACCACTACATCTGCGGCTAAGCAGAGAGTGCCACGAATTTTCGCCAGTTCCAGTTCAGCGATCTCGGCATCCGCATTCATTTTGCGGGTTCTGGCTTCGTCGTAGGACGATCCAATGATGATGCCGCCGGTAGTAGGTTTTCTAGGTGGCTTTTCCATTAAAAGTGTCATTTGCAACCATTCTAGGATTAATGGATCGCATAATAGGCAAAAAATCGCGATGTGGCAAATCTGGGTGATGGGTCGTGAAA